CAGGTATAACTTTATTTATAAAAGTAAAATTCTCTCCATCAGCAATATCACCATCACCTGATTGTATATAAGCAGTAATTGCTGATCCATCAGCATCGACACCATCTTCATGTCGATAGATTAAACTTCGTCCAGCAGTGAGACCATATATAGTTGAATATGTATTCGCTGTAGAATTAGGAAAATACTGAGTAGCTAATGGATTATTTTCTACTCCATTATCTATATATGTACTTCTTGATAAATTACCAAAATACCAGCTATTTTCTAAATGATTATAGATTACATATTTATCTATAAAATTAGAATTAGCAGAGCAGTAATACCAAATCACTTCAGAGAAATCAGAAGTTTGACCAGCATAAACTTGAGGATATTGAGTTTTATTTATATCATCAAATACATGATTTAATATAGGACAAGGTATTTCTTGAACAGCACCTGCAAATCTAAAAAATTGACCATCAGACATCCAGTAAGCTACGTCATCTATTACAATTGCGCTATTTAATCCAAGAGTTCCACAGTCATTACCGAGTTGACGAAAGCCAAATATAAAAGGTGGACCAATAAAAGACATTGATTGAAGTGCTGTATCTGTCCATACAAGTATAGTACCTTTTGCAGGTATAGCTGATCTTATTTCACTACCTCCTGCAATTCTTTGTGAGCCTGCTGAGTTAGTAGCGTTAGGAGTCCAAAAATTATAATTTTCTTGATCTGACCATCTTATAAATAATTTATCTTGTGTACTAGGTGTACCTATAGTTGTCTCTGTTCCCATACAAATTAAATGTCTAGTTTCTGTAGATACTATTGATAAAGTAGAAGCTGTAGGAGCATTAGCAATTTGTGTAGCTCTATTATCAGTCATACCGCCTGATTCATCCCATTCGTAAGTAGCTCCATCTCTTTGAGTTAAAATTAAATCTTCTCCCCAATTGTTTAACGACCATTGTCTCATATCTAGCGTAACTTCAGAAGTAGAACGTGGTTCATTCCAAGCTTCTGCAGACCATGTACCAGAACTCCAACCATATCCAAAAGTTTGTATACTAGGCCCTATATTTATTTGATATGATATATCGCAATTAGCAGAGTCAGTTACTGTAGAAGTAGCTGTACCAGGTGTAGTAATTGTATAAGCATTTACATTATTAATAGCTACAATTTCAAATTCATTTTCTAAATCCGTAGTAGTAATTCCACCTACATTTGCTGATACATTAGATATAGTTATAAAAGCACCTAAAGTAGCTCCATGAGTAGTATGATTTACTATTACATTAGAGCTAGTATCAGTTGTAGTAAATACATTAGTTAAAGTATTTGATTGTCTAATTGGTGTAATATCTTGAGCTGTTCCAGATAAATAAGCATATACTTTTCTATCTGTACCAATTGATTGATAACGGCTGCCATCTAAACTAATCCAAGAAGCTATATCTGCGGGTCTTCCTACATAGTAATTGTCGCTATATTTAGTCCAACCTCCTATTTTTTGAGGTAGTCCTTTTCTAAATCTAATTTTATCACAATCAGTCCATCTACCTTCCGCACCAGTTTCGGTGTTTTCAGTATCTAAACCAGGTTGAAAATTAAGTTGAGTTAATGGCATAATATTATTTTGTTATTAGTTGATTATATTACTATAAACAAAAAAATCTACTGGTTTATGTAAGAGAGCTAAAAATATCTTCAACTCTATCAATACAACAGATTTCCATATTAATAGAAAGTCTTAATTCTTTAGACTTTACGTTTATTGGATTATGCCACATCCAACCTGGAAAAATGTACAACTCATTTGTTTTAGGTGTAATTTTTAATACATCTTTTCTTTTACTTTTAAATTCAATTTCACCACCCTTCATATCTTTAGGTATTTCCAAATAATAAACAGAGTTTATAGTTGATGTTAAAATATGATTGTGCCAATTAACAGATGGTATAAAATCTTTATTAGAGGCCACTGCAAAACAACTATTTCTATTAATCCACTTATTTATTTGAAAGTCTTTTAAATATTCTTTAGAAGTATCTACAAATTGATTATATAGTTTTTTAGTAAAATTATCTTTTTCAAGAACATAATTATTATTCCAGTCGTGTCTTTTAATTTGTTCGATAACTTTCTTTTTTATTCTTGCGTGTTCGCCTTTTGAAAACTTGTAAAAATTATCAATCCTAATTATAGGAAAATCTTTCATTTTTAATACTTCAATACTTTATTCATAACACCTGGTCTTACAGGTACTTTCTTTTCAGCTCTTTTAAATCTACTAGGCAGTCCTAAATGAGGTCTTTTATCTAAAGCATTTTCTTCTGCACCTTCAGTTGCTTTATTATTATAATGTAAAAATACTTGAGCACAATAATTACCTTTAAATGGTTCTCTCCAATGCTCTAATAAATCACCTCTATAAACCAACATATCTCCAGGTTTTAAGTTCACTTTAACACCTTTTGATTTAGATGGAATATATTCACCTGTTGTTTCATTAATACTACCTTCATTTTCATTTGGGTTTATATAAATTGGCCAAGGTTTATCTCCACCTAAATTTAATGTAGTTGATATTTCACAACTAAATCTATCTTTATGTCTTTTTAAGACATCTTTATCTTTATATATTCTAACATACGAATAATTTTCATAAAGTTTTAACTTTGTAGTTTTTTCCATTTTAGATTTTAATTTAGCTAATAAAGTTTCCATAGCAATATCAGCATAGTGTGAGTAAGTAGCGGGTACTTGTGGATCTTCCCATGTTCCCCAATCTTTATTAAATAAAGAAATATTATTAGTAGTTCTAAAAGTCTGCAAAACTCTCCTTTTCATTAAGATATAGTTTTTTAAAAAATCAGCCATATCTTGACTAATAGCATTTTTAATAACAGTAAATTTATCTTTTTTCCAATTCATAATTAATTGTAGTTAAAGTTTATTAATAATTTAAATTTTTGATCTGTACATGTTGTACCTTGATGAATTTGATTACCTTTAAAAAATACCATTCTATTTTCTTTTGCCTTTACTTTTTCTTTATCAAAAATTGTTAAACCATTATTTGTGTTTATATAAAATATAGCTGCCTTACAGTCAAAATCTTGGTCTTTGTGTTTTTCAAACTTATAGACTTTATCTGTATTAGGAACTAAATTTGCTTTAATTCTTATAAAGTTTTTAACTTTCATTTTATTTATAATTGGTAATAGATTTTCATAAGCGTTAGAATTTACTTCACCATTAGCTACAAATGTATGAGTAAGTTGGTAATCGTTTTTATCTTTTGTGTATTCTTTTGGGTCTATAGAAGTTTTATTGGTATTTACATACCAAGGAAATAAATTACTTAAAAACATATTTTTTATATTTTTCATATCTTCTTTTTTTATATAATTATCTTTTATTTTTATCATAATTTATTTACAGTTTTATAGTTAAATGCTATTGATAATCTTTCTTTATTAGATGTATTTGGTTTTACATAATGTATTAAGTAACCTGGAAATATTACTACTTTTCCTGTTTCTGGTACAATACTCCATGTACTTGAATTATATTTATTCCATTGCTCAACTAATCCCTCATGTATTGTATATTGTATTTTAGAATTTGGATTTAAAAATTCTAAATTAGCACAACCTTTTTCTGCCATAGGAAAATAAACAATAGCTAAATCAGCTGTAGGATGTTGATGAGGTCTAGATGTTTCAAAAGAGTTTTGTTTATTAATCCAAGCATCAATACAAACTTGTTTTGTACTATCTTTATATTGAAAAACTTTATGAGCCTCGTTTGCTATTTTATCAATTTCAACAAACAAATGTTCTAATTGATTTTTTAATGATACATTATGAAATATATTTTTTTGATTATAATCATCGTTTGTTTCTAACCCATTTAAACATATACCTGCTATCTGTTTATGATTTATTTTTAATTTTGTTTGTATTAGAAATGATGTAAATATATTTTCAACATTCATTATTTTGTATTTAAACCTTTTAAATGATTTGTAAGTAAAGTTCTTACACATTGTAAATTAAAATGAACAAATCTAAAATCATCTACTCCAGCATCTACAGTAAAACCATGTTCTAAATACGCTGGAAAGAAAATCATAGTGCCAGGTTTTGGTTTATAATGTATTAAAGGAGAAGCCATACAAACTTCTTCAGGGTTTTTTAATGGCATATCTAATCCAACTTTACATAATCTAGGATCCTTAAAATAAGGAACAGAAGTTCTTTCACTACATCTTAAAAAATAAAAACCTGATATATGATTATCATAATGAATATGACCTTCATGATGACCACCGCCTTTTTTAGAAAATTCTTGTACCCATAATTCAGTCCACATTAATTCATATAAAGATAAATTATATCCCATATGATCTAATACATTCTTAGCTGTAGCGCCAATATAGTCTTGAAACTCTCTAATATTAGGATCTCCTATCATACTTTCTGAATGATGTGATAAAGTTATATCTCCAACTTTTTTCTTCCATCTTTTTTCTCTATCTTTAATGATAGATTCATTTCTTTTCTTAGCTTGTTTTATATAATTATTACAAACTTTATCAATATGATCTACCCATTCTGGTATTTCAATATTATAAATTGGTGTTTGAAAATAAATTGATGTTTGTAATTGATCTGATTTTGCCATAATATTTACCATACCCAACTTACAAATGAGTATCTGATTCCTTTCTTTATACTATTTACTTTATGTGGGTATACAAAATTGCTAGGAAAAATCAAGACATCTCCTTGATTTAATTTTATTGTTTTATCTTTCCACATTATAAATTCTCCACCCATATAGTCATCATTTAAAACTCCTACTATACTTAAAACAGGAATTCCTTTTCTTTGACCGTCAAACAAATTGTGAATATGATCACAATGAAAATTAAAATTTTGACCTTTACTATATCTATTAATTCTTATATCAGAATATCCATTCCATCCATTATAGTAAGGTGCTTTTAATTCACCTATGTATTTTTTTATACCGTGCCATAAATTTTTCATTATATATTTTTTAGATGGAAAATCATTAAAAGTCATCTCAGCTTCTTGTTTCTTTGAAAATGTTTTTTTAGTTGTAGGATTGTAATATTCACCTTTTTCATATTCAACTTTTTTTAATTCTTCAATAGCTTTATTACAAAAATCTTTACTAAATAAAGAATATGTTTTTATATAACTTTCTAAACTATACATATTTATTTAAATGGATATCCTAATCCCCATAACACTAGTGAATATCTTGTACCTTTTGTGACAGGTTTAACTCTATGCCACAAATGAGATGGAAAAACTATTAAACTACCTCTAGGTTTAAAATGTTTTTTTGTTTGCATAACGTGACTAGGATCATTGTGAATTCTTGGTTGTATTTCTAACTCACCACCTTTATAATCTTTTGGGTCTGATAGTTGAAGAATAGCTGATATTTTTCTGATCTTACCATGAAAATTTGGATTACTATGATTAACATAAGGATCAGGAAAAGGATCACAATGCCAATCATAAAATTGATTTAATTTATATTTTGTAAATTGTATTGCCTCAAAATAATCATATTGAAAATTCCAACCTGCATTTTGATTAGCCATTGCTATTAATGGACATAATTCATCATAAATCCATTGATCATTTAACCACACAACATTTGAATCTCTTTGTTTTTTTAAAGATTTTAACTCTTTTTTATTTAATAATTTTTCTACACTATTAGGATTTACTCCAGGTTTTCTTTTCTTTACTCTATCAGAAGCTCCACCTGTAACTCCTATCTTTTCCTGTTTTGAATTTCCTAATTGTATAACTTCATCACAAAAGTTATCTCCTAATTGACTTGTAAAGTACCAATAAGCATTTCTTAAATTCATATTAAATCTATCGCAATCGTATAACGTTTAATTTTTTTAGGTGAATAAGGTTGAGAATGTGTTTTTCCACCATCAAAAACAAGTAAAGAGTTTTCTGGACACTTTGTTGAAATAATTTTATCATAATTAAATTCTTCATTTCTAAATATGGTTCCTAAACTATCAGGATTTTTTAAAAAGTAAACAGCTGACAATTTACAAGTAGGATGATTATGCCAATTAATAATATCACCTTCTGTGTAATTACCCCAAGAGTTTTGTATAGTCATATTTTTTATATATTTATTTAGTAAAGTTTTATAAAAAACTGACATTTCAGGATAATGATGTAAATTCATTTCAGTTTGTAACCCAGGAACATTTTTACCAAAATATCTTACTTTAGTTTTTATAAACTTTAATATTTTTTTACGATCATTTTCATTTAGTATATTTTTATATAGTTTCATAATTAAATGTTTCAGGTTTGTAATTCCAAGGATTTATTAAATACGTTCTTCTAGTTCCTTTAAATTTTTCTACAGAATGATATATACCTGGATCAAATATAACCAATCTATTAGATTTAGGTGTTATTGTATCGTCTTCTAATTTTAATTGTCCACCTTTAAGATTTTTAACTTCAACATAAAATATAATAGAACATATTGGAAATTTTAATTTACCTAAAGTTTTTTTAAAATATCCTTCATCTTTATCTATGTGAGGATCGCATTGAGTATTATTATGACTCCATTGTTCAAATCCTTTATATTTTGAAAAATCATAAATTTTTGAAGCTTCTTTAAGAAAGACGTTATTATTATAATCTTCTTCAAACCACATAACAGGTATGTTATCTTTTTTTAAAAGATTAAATTTTTTACTTAAATTATCTAAACTTTTTTGGTTTAAAAAATTATCTACAATTCTAAAACCCATATTATGAGTTTCTATATTATGAAAATTTACAAACTAAAACAAATATTAATTAACAGTTAGTGTTCCAGAAACAATAAATTTAGCTACCGTTGCTCCACAAACACAACTTACAGTATTACAACCAGGTGTAACACTTAATGGATGACCTGCTGGTGATCTAACAACCACAATACCTGAACCACCTCTTGAACCATATTTAGATTGTCCTGCCGGGTTTTGATAAGTTGGAGGGCCATAAGCAGTAGGACCTCCTGTACCACCTCCAGCTCCGCCACCTGTATTAGCAGCACCTGAAGTAGCAACACCACTAGGGTCTCCTGGAGAACCGTTACCGCCGCCACCGGATCCACCAGATCCTCCTGAAATTCCTGGGTATCCTCTATCAGTACCAGCTCCACCACCTCCAGCGTAGGCTGAACATGCAACACCTGTAATTAAGTTTGGAGCACCCGCACCTCCAGGTCCTCCTGGTTGTCCTGGATTAGGTGATCCCGCAGCTGTAGCTCCGCCACCGCCTCCACCACCTTGGTTATCTGGATAACCTCCTGTACCACCACCATTTCCTTCTGGTGGAGTATAACCTCCAATATTACCAGCACCTCCTGGTCTTTTAGCACCAATTGCAGATGGATATCCTCCTGAACCTGAACCACCAGGTCCACCTCTTTCTGCATTGTTAGCATTCCATGGGCTTCCGCAAGATGCATTTAATGGATAACCACCGCCTGATGATTGAATATAAGAATCAAAACTTGATGGATTACCATAACCCTCACCTGATAAATCTGGTGGACTAGCAGGTGGAGCAGGATAAGCTGTACCACAAGCGTTACCGCCTCCAGCACCAACTGTAATTGTATAAACTGAAGAAGAACATGCAACAACTGCACATCCTTGTAATGGTGCAGGACCAAAACCAGAAGCTCTATAACCTCCAGCGCCTCCACCGCCAAAACTTTTACCGCCTCCGCCGCCAGCGACAACTAAATAATCTAATGTAACTGATTCAATAATAGATCCATCTGGCCACGCTCCACATTTAACAGCTTCATACTGTTGTTTCATTGGCCACATACCTCTGCTGTTATTTAATTCTTTTGTAATTACGACACCTGAACCACCTGCTCCGCCAGTCCAAGGTGCATTTGGTCCACCAGTAGTTCCTCCAGCTCCACCTCCAGTGTTAGCAGTTCCTGCAATTCCACTTCCTACATTATAAGCTCCACATGCTCCGCCTCCAAGACCACCAGCTCCAACAGATCCTCCAGCAGGAGTATAAGCTCCACCTCCACCGCCTCCACCGACAGCAGTTATAGGTGCTCCAGGATAAGTTCCACAAATTGAAATTCCATCTCCACCTGCTCCACCATTATTAGCGTCAGGTGCATTTGATCCAGCAGCAGCTTTTCCTCCGCCACCACCTCCAGCG